ATTAAAGGGAATTTAACATCGTTAGCAACACCACTTGTAACCCTTGTTTTAACGATTGTACCGGAATATGTAAAGTTGTATGCTGAAAAATCAAAGTCCCTTAAAAACCGATTATTAAATTTATCCTTTAATGAAATAAGTGAACCAAAGAAAGTCAATGTATAATTATCAATATCTCCTTTTTTATAACTTGCTTTTTCTAATTGAATCTTTCCTTTTCTAAATGGCAATGTATCAATCTCAATGTAAGCATCTTTTCTTTTAGTGGCATTGAATCCAGAATCTAAACTATTTTCATACCAATGTTTAAATACAATGTTATTATTTTTTGTTGCAGGAACGGTAAAAGATTGACTAAAATCGGTAAAGACTTTAGAAATATCATTAATGTTTTGGATTGAACTATTGATTGAGATGTTTTCATCCTCAAATAATTCAAGCCTTCTTGCTAAACCATCATCCCCATAAACAAAAATAGAAACATTTATCATATTACATTATTTAACAAGTTGTAGGCATATTCAAAATCCATTGTATAATTGATATTCTTATCTTGAATAGTTGTCTTTAAATTGGTTTGATTTGTCTTTAAAGTTACGGGTTTGTTATCTAATAAGATAACTTCACTTAACATTAAATCTTGAATTAAATCTGAATAGTTTTGAGGAACAAATCCTGTGTTTAAAGTTACGGTTTGTCTTGCATTAAAATTAAATGCTTTAGATTGCCCTTTGTAAGCATTGTAGTTGTAAGCACTTGGAAGCAAGTTGTACATTGTACTTGATACCGTTAATTGATTTATTTGTGCCTTAAAAAATGTAAGAAACTGCCATCCACCAAATCTATTAATAAATGAGCATTGAACTGGTGTATATTTATTCTCGCAGATAGGAGTTACATTAAATATTGATGAATAAGTTAGTGTACCACCTACAAAATACTTTAAAGTTGCAATTGTTCCATTATCATAGTTAGCACTTGATGTTGTCAATGGCACTTTGTACATATATTTGCCTGCACTTACTCCTGTTCCAAAGACAGGGGTAGTAATTACATTTGTATTGTTTTTATCCTTATACTCTATATCCAATTTATCGCCTAAAGCATTATTAATTAATACGTTTACATAAGGTATGCTACCTAAATTATATTGAATCTCTTTGGTATTATCAGCTAATAGGCAATAATTGTTTAATGGATTTGTTTGATTGTACCCACCATTGTAATTATTGTAACCATCAACACCAGCATAAGTTGTGGTATCAACTAAAGTATATACACCTGCAGATGTTTCTTTGTATCGTTTTATGGAAACATTACACCATTGATTGTTTGTGCCATCACTTGAAACAATATTATCAATGTATTCTCTTATGTAAGGTGATATATTATAAACCGTTGACCTCTGTGAATCAGATGCCACCTTTTTTGATAGTGTAGTTGGAGTCACAGGTATTGAGTTAGGGGTATTCCATAGAAATATCTCTAATTTACTTCCTACTTGTGCTGCTTCATTAATCTCGATTAAGTAAGGAGATCTTGCGTATATTATCATTTTATTTTCTTTAATTCGTAATCAACAATATAATCTATATCCATTGCAAATGCTTGTCCTATCTCGCCATCAATGTACTTTTTCTTTCCAGCTTCAAATGGTTTGGTAAAAAACAAACTTGGTCTTAACCCTGTCTGATAAATACTTCTTGAAATAATAAAAGCAGTAGATTGATAGGATATGAATTTACCACTCTTTTTATCTCTGAATTGTATTCCCTTTTGTTTTACCCATTTTTCAATCCCATTAGTTAATCCACCTTTCTTACCTGTGCCACTTCCAAATTTAAATGGACTATTGGGTGCTTTGGCTGAACTACTCTTTCCCTTAACACCTTGATCTTGAAACATACCATAGTCGGCCATTTTAAAGCCAACTATCGTGTAATCCTTTTCGCTTACTATCTCACCCTTAATACTATTGTACAACTCCTTTGTGTTGTTCTTTCTGCTCTTGGATAGGTTAGACCTTGACTGCTGAATTACATAGTCTCTATAACGTTTAATTAAAGCCTCTGTGTTTTTCAGTTGCATTAGCAAATAGTCATGTCATTAGGTACAATAATATCAAAAGTCAAAGTCCAGCCTGCAACCTTATTTTCAAACCTATCTGTAAATGGTTCACATAATGGATCACCATCAATCTGAACTAAATTGCTAAACAAATCACCCCTCTTTAAACTGCTTACTAATCTTTGCGCTATTGCTAATTGCTCATTTAACACATCTAATAAATTGTCGTTTCCCTCAAATACATCTGTCGCATTCTCTTTGCTTATATCCACAAGATCCATAAATAAAATAGATATATTATAACTGCTTACAAATTCTTTAGGACTTGCATTGTTTACAATGATATGGCTTAAAGGATAAATAGTTTGTTTAACTAAATCAATTTCAAATATATCACCTGTGCTAACAGTATGCACAAAGCCTGTATCTTTAATATAATCCCTTAACTTATCAATAACGTAATAAAATCCGTTCATTATCTATTTTGTTTAATCATTTTAATTTCTAATTCATTCTTCTGTTTCTCAAAACTTAAAAAAGTTAAGCATTGATTAATGGGTAAGCTGGTAATTTCATCAAATCTTCTAACATCGCCCTGTGATAGGGCATAGATTGAAGAATACCAACCCCATCTTTTTCCAAATTGTGCAGTTTCGCTGAACTCATCGGCTTGCTCTGTTCCAAAAAGTCCATCGTACTTTTCAATAATTCGCGTCCTAAAGTCCAAAAAAAAACCTTACTGCTTAACACCACATCCATTGGTGCATCAAGCATTTGTTCTGCAAACTTATCACTTCCCTCATATTCATCAATTAAGTATTTATTACCTAATTTCTGTTTAATAGGTCTGTAAAGAACTGCCATACTTTTATGACTGTCTTCCCAATCTGTGATGTAACCATCCAAGTCCATGTACTCACCTGAAGACATATCATTTAGATTAGGAATGAATCCAAACTCTGTCCCATTTAAAGTAAACTTTGTGACTAACTCTGGTATCTTTTTAAACAAATCGCTAATCTTTGTTACTGCATAATTTAAATCTTGTTGCTTCATCTTGGCAACTACATATAAATCAACATTACAAAAAATCTGAACCATCTTTTGATTCAAGAATGTGCCTTCTTCATTATCGTTTGCAATCTTAACAAACTTCTGATATTGGCTTAATTTTACTTCGCTTAATGTTGTTGGGATTGAAATTTTTACTTTCATAATGTATAAACGTAAATTGTTTGTTTTTGTCTTAATAAATATGATAGTTGCCTTGATTTGGATTATCTAAATGGTAGATTATGTTGTACCTAATCGCATCTATTATATGATTCCAGGCATCAAGATAAAGTTTTGAAGCCTTATTTAAATAAACATAGTTGTTAAATTCTTTGGCAATATTTTGTGATTGAGGTTCTACAATAATTTGGTAGTCTTGCATCCTTACAATACCCGATTCAATCGTACCTTTCTTGACAGGTTGAATGTTAATACCTTGATATCGCAGGTCATCTATTAGTCTTGGCTCTGCAGAATCAGCAATAATTAAACCGTTATTGCATTTCTCTTTTATTAACGATGCAAGAATATGTGTCTTTAATCCTCTCTCATAAATTACCTCCTTGACATATATTATCTTTCTTGCTTTGTCAATTGCCACCTCTGCTAAAGCATCTGGATCTATTGAGAATCCAAAGTCCATGCCATAAGATGTTTGTAATTGATTAGGGTTAAACTCACCAAACTTCCAATTTGTAAATACAACACCCTCTGCTTTGTCCAACCATCCGCCTAATATTGTATGCTGATATTTTTTAGGATTAGTTTCTTTAATCCTTTCTATTTCATCTAAAAATGATTTGTCAAGATGCTCGATATTATCTTCATAGGTTGTATGAATATAAGTAGTATTATTTTTTATTCCATTAAATCCACCTTCGACTCCCTCTTGTTCAAAGAATCTTTTGTAAATCCAATGTTCTTTTGTTGTTGGGTTAAATATAATAATCACCCTATTCTGAACTCCCTTTTGCCTTACAGATAGATTAATCTTATCAAAGGTAGATTCATCAACTAACTCCTCTGCCTCCTCTAATATCCAATCTGTGACCCCTTGTAATGACTTTAAATTAGCAGTTTGGTCACCCGAAGAAGTTTTCAATCCTCTAAATATTATTTCAGAACCCGATTGCTTATTTATTATATCAGTTTTGGTTACTTCAAACTTATCTTGTGATTCAAGCAGTTCAATCTTTTCTTGAAATTCAGGAATAATAGAAAGGTGGGCAGAAGACATAGTCTGCCTTGTAAATAATATCTTATGCCCTTTCTCAAATGAAAGTAAAGATGTAAATGTTCCAACTCCAAAAGATTTAGAACTACCACGACCTCCAGAGATTATAAAGTATCGTGTATCATTTAATAAAGCCTTCCATTTATTGTGCAGGAGAATCATCCTTGAATTTTACCAAATCAGATAACTTAAATTCTTTTACGGTATGTAAATTATTACTTTCCACATGAGTCATTGATAGTTGTTTCAATTCATCTGGTGATGCAATTAGTTTCATTAAACCCATTTGTAATGTAGGGTTTTCTGACTTATACCATTTAGATCGCATTGATACTTTAATTTCTGTCTTGACTTTTAACAAAGCAGATTTTATTGTGTCTAATTTGTCTAATTCTAAATTATAAAATGTTGCTCTTGTACATGGTAAATATGCGCATACATCTTCAATAAAGAATAATTTATTTTTCTCTATTGCTTCTAATGATTGCTTTTCTAATTCTTTTGGATTATATGACATAAGGTTCTCCGTTTCTTTTAATTGTTAATGTTGGGTCTAACTTAATCATTCGGTCAACTATAACTTGGCAATATTTAGGATCAAGTTCCATTCCGTAGCATTTACGATTTAATTG